AGGTTGATGTCTAGTGACTCTGTATCCTCAAACTTATCATATGCACTTTCATACTCACCAGCATTTAGTGCATAGTCGTCAGTTCCACCAGCAAGTTCTGATTTTGTTGGTGTGGATATAGCTGAATAACCAGATGTTCCATCTTCAAGTGAGATATTACCATCTGCATCTGTTCCACCACTATCTGTTGCGTTCAAGATAATGTTATCTCCAGTATCAGTGTTAGAACCATCAGTTCCGTTTAAGATAATTGAACCAGCTGCACCACTAATATCCTCACCAAAGTTTGCTCCACCAGTATTGTGATCCATCCAGTAAACAAACTGTGATGATTTAAAAATTCTGTTTGGATAATAGATGCTGTCACCCTGTGGTGATTTTGCATTTACATTGACAGACAGATTTCCAAATGTTTCTAAAACAGCATTTGTTCTGTTACCATTTGTGTCCACAGAGAAACCAGAGATGTCACCTTCAGTATCATAAACTACGATATGTATTTCGTCATTATTTCCTCTGTTGTTCTGTGTTGCATAATCAGATGTGGCTGGAGCTCCGTCAAACAAGTCATAAAATCTCCATCTTCTGCGAATGTTTGTTCCAGATGTGATTTGACTTTGTAATCCAGCACCATTTGGATCGTCTTTTAGTTTAATTGTAATTGTGTTACTTGTTGTATTTCTTGCAGTTACTTCGTACTCAAATGTCTCACCAAAGTTTACAATGTCTCCAACATTGATGACACTTGCATCTGTTACTGATATTGCTGTTTGTCCTAATGCCTCTGTTCCAGAGGTTGTAGTCACAGCAGTTTGTTCGTATGCAGTCGCACTTGAACAAATAGAAACACCTAATCCGTTTCCATGTGTTCCAGCAGTTCTCGCAGCCCACTCACCAACAGAACCTTGACCATCTTCAAAACTTGTCTGATAATGGTCATCATCTCTAACAAGTAGTCCAGCTCCATTTGCTGTTGCATTTAACACTCCAGATTCAGCACGAACAACTTTTAGATTGTCGCCGTATTGTAAGAAGTTAGCAGCAGTAAAAAAAGTCTCAAACTGATTACTTGTGTTCTGTGGTTTACCAAAAATTTGAACTAACTCTTCCTCTGATGAAATTGTTGTGACTGAACCAACTGGGCCTTTTTGAAAGGCACCACCAATTGCACCAATGGAAGTTGCTACGGCAGGAACGACATTCGTTAAATCTATTTCCCTGACGTTAACGCCAGGTGATACTAAAAATGACATGATTTTTTGCTCCTTAATCTAGAGTAAACTCTTATTTCCTTCTTATTTATAAAAATAGAGTTTCTAAAAACATTCTTTTATATGTGACAAAACATATAAATAGTTGTATGGAAACTCATTATCAAAAGTATAAGGAAACTATTAAAAAGGTAGCTCGTAGGAACTACCAAAAAAGAGTTGCATGGTTAAACAATCACCTTGGTAACGAGTCATGCGTTCACTGTGGGGAAAGTGAAACAGTGTGTCTTAAACTATACCCACATGATGCAGAAATTCGTAAACAAGCAAAACGAGTTGGACAAAATGACGAAAGTAGAAAAGAGGTACACAAACTAATGAATAGTTGTAAAGTAGTTTGTTCTAATTGCTGGATAAAACTTGATAATGATTTGATTGAATTTCTTTGATTATCTCTTCCCTCTGTTTATCTGTATACTTTGTCCACTCAGATATTTGTTCAGATGTTCTACCACACCCTATACATACACTATCTATAAGTTTGCAGATTTTGACACAAGGACTTTTCACTACCAATCCGAATCATATTGTCTAACTATCGGACTCCATCTTGTACCATATTCATCTATAGCAGTTCCAATATTTTCATCCTCTAATCCATTCACTACAAATCCAAAAGGAGCCATATCCTGTTCTAATTGGTCTTGTTGCTCTTTGTACATCTGATGTCTAATATCATTATCTGTAAGTTCTTTGAAATATGTTTGATCTGTAGTCCAACCAAAAATAAAGAGACAAGCAACCATGTCATCATTACAACCATCGTCAGCCTCAAAGGAAGAGCCCTTTACAATAAATGTTGACAGTTCGTTTATTGTATCAAAGTCCTCTATGATAAGTTTATTATCCTCTACGAGTTGTTTTAGATTTGAGCAACCTATCTTCTTTACAGCCTTAGTTGTTCTTACACCTAATTGAGCTCTACCACCAGAGAAACCACCACCAAGTATTTGTCCAGCACGACCCCTCATAGATGCCATGATTAGATTATCATATTCTAAATCATACTGAAGTGTGTTTGCAACTTGTTCGCCAATATCATTCACCTCTACTAAAACAAATGCCTGATTGTATGCTCTTGCGACATCATAGATTTTACTTGGAAAGATAAGTGGTTTAATTTCATTATCTCTAAACTTTGCAACGATACGATATGGTACTGTCGTTACATCAAAAACTATAAACGCAGAGTAATCATTTTTTGTTCCTCGTGAAACATCAGCAGTTAAAACATATGTTGAACCCTCTTGTGGTTTTTTATACACATCCAAACCAGCATTAGATTGTATCGGTGTCTTATATGCAAGTGTTCTTAGTTTTTGTGCGTTTATAAGTGTATCAATAGAACCTAAGAACTCACACTCAAACTCTGTATTAAATTGTTGTTCACTTGTGTTTGCAATGGTTTCTTTCTTCCACTTCTCATCACGGCCTGGAACTTCAGTCCAGTGAACCTCTATAGGGATGTATCCGTTTCTTTCTTCCTCTGCATCTGTCCACAACTTATAGAACATATTCATACCATGTGGTGTAGAAACAATTATAACTTTCGTAGATTTACCAGATGAAATGGTAGGATACACAGAACTAAAAAACTGTTCTGCAACATTTGATGGTACATATGCAAACTCGTCCAAGAATATGATGTTGTAACTTCCCCCCCTCACAGCACTCGCAGAGGTCGAGGAAGCAAGTATTTTAGACCCATTCTCCAACTCTAGTGAACCTTTGTTCCATGACATAACTCCTTGTTGCAACCATTTTGGTAGATGCTCATACGCAAGTTGTAGTCTACCTAACAGATCTCGTGCAGTTGCAGCCTTGTTTGCAAGGATAGCAATGTTGACACTAGGATTAAATAACGCATAGTGTAACAGATAAGATATCATTGTTGTAGACTTACCAGACTGTCTTGGTAGTTTACAAATAGTAAAACGATTATTGTGAAATGTACCAACCATTTCTTTCTGAAAGTTGTACATCTTAAAAGGTATCAATCCCTCATCAAGAGAGACAATTCTTACATAATTCTGTATGAAATACAATGGGTCATCCATACACCTCTTGTACTCAAGAAGTTCTTTTTTAGTCCACTCTTGTTGTACGTTTGCTTTTTTTAGATTTGGATTACCTAGATAAGTAGGTTCATTCATCAGTCTTACCTTTTAACATTTTTTGCAGTTCAGCAGTTGAACCTACAAACAATGCGTTGGTAACATTCTTTGGTGCAGAGTTTGGAACTTCTTTTAGTTTCCTCATCTTCTCTTGTAAGTCACCAAGTTTTTCTGTTACCTCTGCGACCTGTTTGATTAGATTACCAGCAACCTCATAAGTTCGTGGATGTTCAGATTCTTTTGCAAGTTCAAGAATACCCTCTATCGCATCTTGTCCTCTTTCCACAAGGTTGTAAAAGTTTTCTCTCTGATACTTATAATCATTATCTATATCATCTTCATCACTTTTCACAACTGTTTTTGGAACAGTAATTTTATTATTCGTAATCGCATCTTCTACTGGATCTAAGATACCTAGTGCTTCATCAATAATTTGATCTGGTGTTTTCATCGTCATCACCTAGCATTAGCAAACTTAAATGGAGAATCTGCCCAAGCAAAAAATGCTATAGTGCCTTGATTATTCGCCATATTTCTTCTCATCTTAAATCCGTTAGAAAGTATATCTAAGTCATCATCTGCTTGTTCTACGGCAGCTACAAATCTCAAACTATCATTCTCCACATTAAATCCTTCACGCAGAAGATCGTAACTTGTCCAATCAACACTGCTTGAATCTGATCGTTTCAACCAGATACGGGCAGGCTTGAAACCACAAAAGACAAAAGTACCATCAGCTGATGAATTTCCCTCAAAAGTTCCAAATTTACTGAATCCTTCAACATTGTGACCGGCATAAAAAAGTAATTCTTCACTAGAATTAAATGCTGCACCAACACTGAATACTGTAGATGTTGGTGCGGTATCACCCCAAACAGTTGCGTCATCAGATTTAGCAGCACTGCTATTAAATCGTATATAATCTGTTTCTGCGTCACTAGCAATTTCAGAATGATAAACAAACCAACTTCCTGATCCGTTTGTCCGTTTTACTACATACCAATTGGGAGCAGCTGTAAGTCCATGAGCCACTGTTTCTACACCAGAACCCTTTGTAAAAGTTCCAATTGAAAATCCTGCTTTTGTATTTGCAGATATTTTTGTTGCAGCAATACTACCAGCAAGTGCAGAGGTTGATGCAACCCCATCAATCATAACTGAACCAGATGTTGGAGCAGCACCAGCAGCTTCAGAATTACTTGCGGTTGGAGCACCACCAGCTTTCCAGTTCCAAGATACATAGGTATCAGAACCATCATTGACTGCATCATCGCCTGACCCACCAGAGGTAACAGAGAACCCATCAGTTACAAAGGCACTTAGATAGCCTCCACCATTGTTTGCTGTTTCAGTAGTGTTTGCTTCTGCAAACAAACTTGCGTTTGCGCCACGAAGCGTGTCATTCAGTAGATGGCTTGTTGCTAAGTTTCTACTTTTTATCCATACCCAGTCTGGATCGAAGCCCACGCCTGTAATACTGCGACCATCGCTACCATTGCCCGTCCAAATGAGTGAGGTATAATTATCAGTTGCTTGTTCACTTTGGCCGGGGCCGAGTGTTGGGTCTGGTAGGTTAGCTGAACAAAGAGCAAGATAACCAGACGGCGGCGCATAAAAGAAATCTCCTTGATTATTATCATCTGATGCATTAGCAGAGCCGCTTGTTTTTGCACCAGAAAAACTGCTGTCTTGACCAAAGTTAAATACTTGTGTCGATTGTGCGGTGTAAAGCATCGGCAAGATTGTGGTAGGTAAATTACTAAAAGCCTCACCTGACCCAGCAGCAGGGTCGCCACTGAACGTATTGTCTATGCCAAACCAAATCTTTTTATTGTCCATATCGACAGCAACTTGAACAAGTTTATTCTGTGTTACTGTGCCGATTGTACCAGATAGATTTGTATATGTGCTGGTATTACAAGCATATCCTCTATCAGTCAAAGCCCACTCATTAGATGCGGCTCCCGAACTTGTTGGGCCTCCGCTATACGCCCCAGATGACAAAGCTGTATCTGCATCAAAAACCCCTGTGGCAGTTTGATTTCCTAAACCAGTTGCATCTGTTCGCAACATTTCAAAATACCACTTACCGCTTGAAACACCAGTTGTGCCAGCAAATCTGTTATCCCCACCGTAAGACGCACCAGCAGAGATTTGTAAGTTGCCCTCCGAAATGGTGACAGTGCCATCCAATCTCTTATGCAGCGGGTTTGCGGTGCAAAAGTTATTCGTGGGCGAGTCAAGTATGACATCTTCAAAATCAATATTGCTGTGAGTAAAATCATTTGTATTGCTAGACGCATCATCACCAATTAAAGCAGAAAATGGACTGTCTGTGCTAAATACTGGATCGCCCTCAGTTATAGAACCACTGATTGCAGCAGTGCTCCCATCGGCTGTAATTGTTGCGGTTGTAAAAGCCAGTAATTTTACATTGCTAGAGTCATTGGTCAAAGTGCTAGTAGGTACTATAAAGGTAGTTCCACCAGTATATCTTGCAGCACCTATTGTAAATCGCAAGTTACTAACTTTTCCATTGAAGTGTGGCGCACCAGCTGCAGGGTGGGCATCACCTAAATTAAACCCGGCAACATCATGGGCTGTTGTTCCACCGCCTGTTCCAGTGCCACGTTGAACACCATCAATATAAAGACGATATGTTTCACTTTCACGCACATATGCAATGTGATGCCAACTTGTAGTGGTTAGATAAGCAGTCATATCACCCATAGTGTTTGCCGCACCATTACCATAGTATCCGTAAATAACTCCATTTGCTCCCATTTGAAGCAAGAAGTAACCATTATCATAATCACCAATGCCGTAACTATAGTTTGCTTCAAAATCTCCTTTTGTATAAAACTCTAAGCAAAAGTCATCATCTGAAGCAATGTCATATTGAGTTGCATTAGTAAAACGCACATTATCTCCCGAACCATCAAAGTCTGCTGAGAAACCACTTGTTGCAGTCGCCCCCATTGGAAGATAAAATCCAGTTGTTCCATGCGAACCAGTATACTCCTTAGCAACCCATATTCCGTCTTTCGTTTCGCCAAAGCTGGAAGGGGTTAGAACTGTTCCATCAACAAAGTGAACTTCTGCCATATAGCCATTAAATTGGAGATTAGTTCCACTTGATCCTAAGAAGTGATCAATATTTGAATTAAGATATGTTTGATGATTTTCACTAAAGTTATTCTCTGCTGAATAACTTGTTTCTTGAACTCCGTTAACATATAACTTTGTTCTATTGCCAGCAGTGCCGTCCGTTGTATCAACGGCCAGGACTATGTGATACCAGTTGCTAAAATCACGAAACCTTCGATTAGTTGATAAAACACTGGTGCTAGAATCGTACCAAGCTAGAATGTTATTAGTAAAATATAAAAACGATGCAGAACTTGCACCAGCATTGCTTGTGTGAAATATGTACTCATTAGTTTGACCAGAAGGTGATCTTTTTATCCATACACTAAAAGTGTATGTTCGCCTATTACCTGTCGCAAAAGTACGACCCAAAAAAGGAGCAGTGCCGTCAAATCGCAACGACTGCTCAATATTATAATCATAAAATCCAGTGGACTGTCCACTAGATCCTGCCAACATTTCTTTACTAAAAGGCATTATGAAGTATTCCCATCTTTCAATTTATCTGCTCCACTTACTGGGTCAAAGTTCTTTGCATCTACAAAGAATGAACTTGTTTCGTTAAATCCGAAATCATCATCTGCATCAGATGAAATTGGATTAGGTGTTACTGAATATCTTTGTTCCCTAGTTGGTGAAACCTCTGGTAGATTTGCATACTGATCAACTTGAACAGTCTTAATAACACTAGAGGAAGTAACAGGCCCGTAGAGATAAAACTTGGTTGTAAATCCTAGAGTATAAATGATTGCTCTACGACTTTCAAAATCACCTTGATAACTATCTTCATAACTTACATCGTTAAGTATAATTGGAACATCTCTTTTGATACCCATATCTGCCATGTCATTTATTGTAAGTGTATAGTCTGGTTGAAAGAATGGTAGTATCTGTTCTACAATCTGCAATGCATCATCAGAGTTTTTTGCCATTGCAAATAGTGTGATGTCCAGATTATAGGGAACGGGCATAAACTGTGTATCTAGTCTATTTTTATTACTTGTTTTTACTTTCTTAAACTTCTGAACACGATTCATCTTTCTTGCAGTGTCATATGTAAGACTTCCAATCTCAAAACCTAATCTTGGTAGTGTAATTGCAGTCGCAGCAGATAAAGATGGGTCTTGATCTAAACGAGTTAAGAACTTTTGTTTTGGCCCATATGCAAGAGGAACTTTCATTACCTGTGTAACAGCTCCACTATTGTCCTTACGAACAATTTGTATGTTATTAAACATAGTTCCAAATGCAACTATGACGTTTCTTATTGTTTCATGGTAGAAGGATTGTCCTAACATTATAAACTCCCAGCATCACCAAATGGATTACTTTCTGAAAAATCAAGAACAGTATCATCAAGTGTGTCAAATAATTCGTTTTGTGCAGTCTTATCTGTAGATGCATCTCCTAATATATAGGATTCTTGTATTAAGTATTCTTTCAGTCCAGTATCGGCAGTATTTTCAAGTAAGATGTTTTCACCGATTGATCTTGAGTCATCCTCGTGAACCACAGTATCATCATCTTCCATAAGTAATGAATCTGTGTAAGTTAGATTTGTATTAAACTCAAGTGCGAAACTTTCATTGTAAGCAGAAGATTGTTCTAGTGTAAACTGGAACTCATTTGTGCTTGTGGATAGATCATCTTCAATCGCATCAATTGTAGATATTCCAGTATCAAGAGCCTCTGAACTATACTCAAAAGACTTACATCTAAGTTTGTAAACTGGATTATTATCTAATTGATAGAATGGTTCATCATGGTCTACAAAGTTTATCTCAAACATCTTTGCAAGAACTGGATGATAAATTAAGTCACCCTCTAGTGGTCTGTCTGCATCTGTAGTTGCAGTGTCTTGTATGATATAAAAATCATTACCACTTTCTTCTGACATTATCTTTCCACCACTACCATCTTCATTTAGTATGTTATTATCACTTTCATCGGTGATAAAATACTTTGACAGTGTAGTGAGGTTTGATACTTGTATACTTCCAGCCTCTAAAAGAATAGAACCACCAGTAGTATCAGTCCCATCTTCTAAAGTTATCTGACTATCCAGTTGTTGAAATTTTTCTTTAGATACCACAAAGGTAATTTCGTTACGATTTTCTAAACCAAACTGTGTGATGATTTCTTTGTCACCACCAAAACCCTCTGCATCTTCGATATACATCTCAATGGGTTGTGCATTTGTAAACTTTGATAGGGCATCTTCACCAAGAACATTATCTCGTGCAACAATAGTTCTATCGACATAATAAACATCATGTCCATAAATCTGGATTGCCTCTTTGATTAAATCCTTGTATAGATTTCTCTCTGCGAGTATCGAACTTTTGTTGTCGGTATGGAATATACTGTTTACAGCCATGACGTTATCCCATCATATATTCTGGTGGTAACTCGTATGCTAATTGAATCTGTTCTTCTAGTTTTTCCATTTCTTCTTGTGCTTGTGAATAGATAGTTTCACCATTCATGGTAACACCACCCAACATTGAAACACCATTGAACTTTGAAAGGTTTGCACCCCACTGTCTTTTTATAAGTGCAGTCGCATATCTTTTTAGATAGATATCATCATAGATATCTGTATATGTTTCTGGGTCAAGTTTTCTATAACACTCTATGATAAGAAAGTCATCAACACTAACATCATTTGCAAAATCCATGTCTATGTACAGACGATTTTGGTGCTGATTAAATCGAATGGGTTTTTCACCAACAAGTATGTGTGACAAGTAGTCCAGATGTTGCATAGTCATTTCGTATTGAATAACACTGGTAGATGAAAAATCATACAAGTCATTTAGTCTTAGTTGATATCTTATATCAAACATATTGTTTGTTGCCGAGTCATCAAATGGAAATATACTTAGAACAGAAACAACTGCTTGAGGCATAGGAATAAAACCTCTACCCTCAGTGAATGATGCAGTCACCGAACCATCTCTTACGTCTGTTGCAGTCGTGGTATCATTGCTTGCAGCTCTATCCACATCTGCCTGCGTAATCTGATATTTAAGATACATTTTTTCAACACCATCATAGTGGTATTGTGCGAAATATTGTAATGCTTCGTCAATCCTGTCCTCTGCCTGATCGTCAGAAACATTAATGTCTATGACACCTTTACCAAGGTTTCGTAAACAATACTCCTTAAATGTAACTCTTGAAGATGGTATTGCCATCTATCTCTCCTTATCCTAAGAAAAACCCTTGGCAGTGTCCATAGAAACTACTGTAATAAGCATCAGTGTCATCGCTATTCCATGCTCTACATTGAACTTCAATTGTGTCACTTCCGTTTCCACTCATATTAAATATTTGACGCATTATAACTGAACCATACACTTCATCGGTGCTGTCAGCACTACGAACATAAGAAGTTCCTAAATTGTTACCATCTTTATCAATAAAGGTTAACGCAATACTATCTGGCGGATTACTACTATAAGTAAAATACATAGAAGCTTCAAGTGACCAAAGACCAGCAATAGTTGGTTTGAAAACACTGTTAGTGGTATCCCAATGATTACCAATATTATAACCAGTGCGACCTTTCCAATTCCAATCAGCAGTATTAAATGTAACTTTTGTCCATGTGTTTTCGGCTAAATCCATTATACTGTCATGAGCTGAACCTCTTATATCAAAGCCTGGTCTTTCTGGATATTTATGTATACCTATGATTTCTGGAGATGATAAGACAACACCAGATGTACCTATCAACGAACTTGCATCATTCGTATCATCCTCATATAAAATATTATCATTTTCATCGGAAGAACCATCTGTTGAATTTAAAACTAAATTGTCTCCAGCATCAGTTGCAGAACCATCCGTTGCATTTAATAATATTTTATCTGGAGCAACAAAACCAACTGTTGCACCAGATGCCGTCACTGTTCCAGTAAGTGATGTTGTTCCAGACACGACAAGATTTCCAGCAATAGTTGGACTATTTTCAATCTTTGCACCTGTCACTGCGTCATCAGCAACCTTTGCAGTTGTGACAGCACTATCTGCAAATCCATTTGTTCCTATTGTACTTAGTGCCATCTATCTCTCCTTAACTTGGTTTAGTCGGCCAAGAAAACCCATTAGCATCTACACTTTTATAAGTGTTAGTTATATCTCTTAAACTGGTGCGATAGTTTGCCCACTCTGTTTTCTTATCACTAGAAAGTGGACTATCTGAACCCTGTGTCCAATCACATGATTGTAATTTACTATTTCTTATCATTCTCAAGTATTCTAAATCTGAAGCTGCAAGTTGAGAATCACTTGGCCGCCATGCCATTTCTTCAGCAGTTAATTCCTCTTCCCAAGTTTCACCTGTCGTTACATTTGTTACTATTTTAGTGGCCATTTTTTTCCCTTACATAAAGTATACTGTTATGTTACCTGTGCCAGATGACGTTTTTGAAGCTGTAGTGGTTACTCTAATTCTGTCTAGTGGTTCAGCACCAGATAACTGGACATCACAAACAGAGTGACATGAAAATGAATTATCATCTTCTTGTGTATGTGACATTGTTTTTCCCACCCAACGAGTTCCAGAATGATTAGCTCTCCAAATTTCACAAACTGCGGCGTGTTGTTGTGCAGCCCGATAGACATACTTTATACCATTATTATCTGCAGCTGAGTTTGCATAGTAACTATTACCATCGCCTGGATACGCTACAGCAGAATCATATCCAGTCGTTTGGATTCCATTGGTAGTTCCTAATTGTATAACGTGCCAACCAGCACCACTCCAATCTTGTTCATCCATCACTACATAAATTACACTTGTGTTTACTGGAAATCCAGTAAAATCAAATGCAGCTCCACCAGTATTTGATGGCAAGATTGCTCCTTGTTTGAGAGCACCATCATGCATAATATTACCTAATGATATTAAACTCGTGGCATGACCTATTCTAATTTGGTCAGATGAAAGAAGAGCAGCTGCATCTGATTCTGCACCCTCAAACAGTATACTACTATCTGCGTTTGCACTAGTGCCATCAGTTCCATTTAGAATTAGATTGTCTCCAGCATCAGTTGCAGAACCATCCGTTGCATTTAGTTTTACTTTATCAAAAGACACAAACCCTGCTGTTTCTCCTTGAGCAGTGGTTGTCCCTGCTATGGTAAGATTTCCAGCAATCGTTGGATTATTCTCAATCTTTGCACCAGTGACAGCATCATCCAGTATTTTTGCATTAGTAATCGCATCATCAGCAATATTTGCAGACGCAATGGTTGTACCTGTTCCTAATAGATCTGCTAAATTTCTTGCGTTACTCATGTCTTACCCCTTAAGCACCATCATACTTTGACATCTCTTGTATAGGCCACACAACACCTTTGCCTGGAATACCAAGTGATGCAAAAGTATGATTAGTTCCAGTTGCACCAGAACTTAAACTTACTGCAGCTGCATCCCCACAAGAACTGTGTGATTCAGATAGTTTAAACGTATTCGTTGTTTTACCAAAAACATAATATATTCTTCTACTGACTAATCCACCTATCGCAGTGTTAGTATCACTGTCAGTCATTCCAGCATCATATTGAACTTGTTCATCATCCACAAATCCATGTCCATTACTTGTAATTACATTTGATGTTGTGTTTACTGCACTTGATGGATTTACTGTCTTTTCAGTAATAGAAGCACCAGCAGTAGTTTCGTACAAAGCTGCAACTCCATCTACATCTGATGCAGCATTAATTGTAGTTTTAAGATTACCATAACAAGTTCTTATGGCAGTTCTGTATGCAGTAATTTCATCTGGTGTTGCAACATTTGTTTCTGCCTTACGAACAACATACCAATCTGTGTGTGAAAGTTCAGTATTTGAAACATTTTTTGCCTCTTGAATTTTTTTTGATTTCACATCTGATAATGCTATTGCAGTGTTTGTCCAAGTTCTAGATACACTACCATCGCCTGCAATTACAAGATTACCTAAGTTATTAGTGTAGTAATTACTATTTTTTTGTGAACCAGATATTGTAACCTCTACTAAACCAATCGCAGATTTTTCTTCAGCAGTTGCGTTTTGTATCCAGTTACGAGGATATTGTAAATCCTTATATGTGAAGGCAGTAGGTCTATTAAATTCTATAACTACTGCACCATCTTCTACTATGACCCAAGCCATCTATTTCTCCTATGAATACGCAAGTGTGGCGACTGCGTGTATATTACTAGCATCTAATACTATATAGTCAAGCCTGTCCACTGAACTTGCTGCTGTTGTTAGTGTTGGTGCAGTGCCACCTATGAAATCAAAAGAACTACCAAAAGTAGCTGTCCTACTTCCAGTTCCATCTTGTATTAAAAATATACTACCAGTTGTACCAGCAGTAAGTGATGTTGGATTTGCT